TTCAGCATCATTAAATGCCTCAATCCGATTAACTGGAATGTCTGGAAACTTATCATGCTGATTAATTGGAGAACGTAATATGCGATTTTGAAACTTAGTATGATTTCCACTAGCGCTACCTACAGCTACATCTTTAGATATATTACCAATATATGTTCGATTATTTAAGACTACTGATGTTTTAAATCCCTTGACAGTAATTTCATCAGTAGGTTCATGTTGATTTGCTGTATAATATGACAAAAGCTTTGGAGGATGTTTAAATATGTTCGTGTCCCCAAAATCAGGTTTATTGTAAGTGAAATTCCCAACAGACGCTGGCTGACGATGACGTTTCCAAGCTATTCGATTTGTACCCCCTTGTCCTGACATCAATCCGTATACTCTTGTTCCTCTTGAAAAATCACAATCAAACATTCTCCATAGTTCAGTATATCCATCTTCATTTGATGCCCAATAAAATCTAACACCTGAAATACGTTTATTACCAGTATCTGTAGCATCTTCAGCATCTGTAGAGCCAAAATTAAAGTTATCTTTATTAGTAGGACTATCGTATGTTCCTCCATGAAATTTTACCATTGGAGTAATACCAACACTCACTAAAGCGCCTATGGTACTAAAAGTATTACCATTAGTGAAATACATTTCGCTTGTAGCCGCTCTAGTTTGAAAACCTCCATCACCAGTCCAGCTACTAACATTAGAATAGAGAGGAAGTAACTGCGGAAGACTTTCTTGAGTACCGTCATCATATACTGTAGAAACATAAAATTTATATCTTGTATTTGTATCAGTCATCCATGAGCCTGAGTCATTAGAATTTTCATCAAACTCTAAAGCAACTCCCCATCTCAAATTACCATTTTGATTTCCTAGCCCCTCATATGCATGAGGATTAGATGTACCAATCTGAACATTAGGTTCACCAGCATATCCATATATAGGAAGCGACATATTATCTCCATTAACAGTATTGCACACAATACCATTTAAAACACAATCATCTCCATCACCATTGAGTGTTTCTGGGAAACATGGCTTGATATTTGAATCTTCACGATAATATTGTAGATAACCTGGACCATTTCCTAGATAAACACCAGCTTGTCCACCACCAGCAGTATCTCCATACCACTTAGGCTCAATAGCTCCCCAGAATCTAGGAGAGGTAGCCTGATAAGTTTCACTTGTATCAGAAATACGAAGATTGCCGTTGATATTATAAATTGAGAGCTCATCATTATCTAAACTCTTATCTTCTCCATCTTTCTTCCAATCTAAATATGTTTCACTTGCCCCAACAAATCGCTGAAATATAGTAAATGCGTTATCATCATCATCAGTATGTAATAGAAGATAATCAGTAGGCATTTGTAAAGCACCATCGGAATCTTCCTCGCCTGTTCCTAGCGCTAGCATCCTTGAATTAGAGCTATAAGCAAATAAACCTTTTCCCATAACTCCAACACCAAATGCAGTATTTCCATTCATATGACCATCTGCAGTTGATTCATGTTCTATAAAGCTACCAGCATTATATATCTTTCCAATAGAATCAATGGATACATCAGTAGCTCTTGCTAACTCATTATCACGTATATCTCTAGAGTTAAATGAATTATTTAACCCTCCATGAAATTGATTTAATTTATAAACTTGTTTAGGCATCCTTGCTACCCTTAAATAAACGTGTTATTATATCAATTAAAGTCTGGTATGATTTAACAATACCACGTTGTTCTATTTGCATCTTCTTTTGTTGGTCTATCAATTTTATAATAATACCCTCTAACCTATTAAATTTTTGATGTATATCCTTTGTTAAGTCATCTTGGATATACTTGTTTTGTTTATATATAAACCAAGCTAACCCCAAGCAAAATGCTATGGGTATCCCAAACTTTTCTATTATCTCTATAGGATTCATGCTTAGTATTCATTAGTATTTGTTTTAAACTGCTTAATATATTCTGGCCTATATTTTTCATATTCACTAAAAAAGAGTCCTAACTTCTTATTATATGGGTCTTCCTCTTCCTGATTGCTAAGCAAATATTTTAACAAAGTAGGTATACCTTCTGAAAAGCCTCCAGTATCTTGCATCTGGCTCTGTATATTTTCAGTTGAGGCATTAAGTATAGCTTTTTCTAATAAACCTTCAAGCCCTGTAAGCTTTTTTACTCCCGAAGTGTCTTGAGCTATTGTATTTGTACTATCTACCGTCTCCCGAGACACCATCTCTTCAAGTAGTTCAAGTGAACCGGGGTAATTATGCTTAATGTGAAAAAGCTCTTTGTCAGTTGCATTATCTATCATTTGATTGAAAGAATCATTCTTCTTCTTTTGCATGATTTTTTCTATTAAACTAGCCATTATTATCCTTTAATCAATTCGCCCCATAATGAGGCTTTACCATCTATTATTTGTATTACATGAACAGTAAAATTACCACCCTTATAATAATCTACTACAGCAAATGCATGCGCCCATTTATGCTGTCTTCCGCCTAACCACTGATTCTTTTCAGAACTCATATCTTTTAAACAGCCCAAACTCCATGCAGATTTTGGACCATCCATATGTGTCACTGTATCTTGCTGTAAAGCATGATGATGACCATATATAATATTGCATCCTAACTTTCTCAGATGATTAGAAGTGTGGTATTGGCCTCCAAAGTGATGTCCGTGATAGTAATACAATTTGCCTATCTTTAGATATTTCCCTGGTGCATGATACTTATAACCACGCTCTTTAAACTTGCCAGCTTTCTCAAACGATAAATCTAAATAAGGATGTTCTGCATTAAAGAAATCTAACCACTCATCGTGATTACCAGCACATATATGCTTTATCTTTACATTTGCTTTATCCAACGATTCATCAATATCATCTAACAGTTCATTCACACCTTTAATATCTTCCTCTACTTGAGGTAATATAAATTCCAATGGCGGTTTTTTCTTTCTTTTCCATTGCCAATGTGAACATCCTGCAAATTCACCTAAATCACCTAAATCAACGTATATATCTGGTTTTACTATTTCAATCGCTTGCTTTACTACGCTGATTGCTTTTCTATCGTGAATAGGTGCGTGTTTATCAGGCGTAACAATTGCACGCTTGACGACACCTTTGTCGTTACTAGCCATATCAAAAAACTCCTAACTGAAAAGGTCTCTTTCTTTAAATCCCCAATCAAGAGGGGATGTCCAGAGTCCTTTTGCACTTGCAAGCAAAACTTCAGTTTCGCTTCGTGGGAACTTCAAAAATAAAGCATCGCATTTTAAGCATGCCCATAATATCGGTTCATCTATTGCTCCTAATACCTCTATTGCTTCCATATCACGTGATTTACAGTGTAAACATCTTTTTGGTTTTTCTTTAAAATGTTCTTCATTTTCTACACCTATAGAATCTATCACGCTATCTGCTTGATTATCTACAATAAGGTCCTCTAATAATATCACAGGCTTAAATGCCTAAACTTGTTTTAACTTTACTCCAAAGTTTATCATCTAACTTATTCTTTGAAGACGCTACTAAGTAATCTCCTAAAACGCCTACTACACTTTTTACAAGTTTTTCAGTCATTATATTTTTCATTGTAAAACCCATTATTTTACTTATCATATTACTCCTTTTACTTTTTAAATTCTTTTACTATTTTAATAGCTAAATGTAAAGCTGTTAACAACCCTACTGCTACCGCAACAGCATCAGGCAACCAACCTGTTAAAATTACTCCTGCAGAACTTCCTCCAATAAACGTTGTTTTTAAAGTATCGTCTAGCATATTTCCTTTCTATTCTGTAGCGTTAGATTCTTCGACCCAACTATCAGCGGCTATTAAAGATTCCCAATTATCAGAAACCACTTGCCAAAAAACAGCTTGTGCTTCCCATGCTTGAGATTTCTTTGATTCGTCAGACCAAGCCATTAAAAATATGATGGCTTAATAAAGCCTGTTTGATTATAATTTGACCTAGCATATTTCTTTCCCTCTTTTACCATATCCATGTATTTAATATAGAATATCTTATGTGCATCAGCATTAATATTTGGAGGGGTTAAATATCCATCTGCAATTACCTTATGAGCTAACCCTTCATGAAATTGCTTTGGCAATTCTGACTCTTGAGTTAAGGTAGTAGTAAAATCATTTGCTTGTGCAATAGAATAAATTCTCATCTCTTTAGCAACAGAAATAGATTGATAATCACTTGTTTTATCATCACGTGTAACAGCATTAGTAACTTTTTCTACAACTCCTAACCTGCCACTGTCAACATACCAATATCTTTCATTGCTAGATGTAGTAGCTGGGCCTGTTCCTGAGCTAACATCAAATTCATCATCATCTATAATAGGGCTTCCAATTAAACGTGGTATATCTACATTATTAACTTGAACACGTAATATTTTAATAATATTATCATCTAATTCATAATATCTCTGCCCTGCAGTAGATGACTGTACGTAAGTCTTTTTCATTAACTCTGTTCTTGCACAAAAATCATCTTGAGCCCTATTAAGTGCAGCACGTATTTCAGTGTAACCTTTAGGATGATGTTGCTGTATTAATTCTATTAACTGAAGCTGTTTCATTATTTCTCCTGGATTTCTCCATTATTCATTTGTTCTAACACTTCAATAGCACCTTGAGACTTTATCATCATAGTCTTATGATGCTCAAATTGTGCCCTTAAAGACTCTAAAACCTCATCATTGGAAGGTTTGGTCTTTACTGTTTTTTTATCGCTCTTAATCGCTTTCATTTTACTCTCCTCTAACTATTGTTAATGACTAAAAAGTGAATTTTATTAGCAGCGGCTGATGCAGTACCTGAACCACAATTAAACAAATTAATATTGCAAGAACCGCCTGCTATTGTATTAGTCGTTACTAATATATGTGAATTAGCATCTGTATTTTCATCGTTCATACTAACAATAACTACTGAATCAGCTTGAATTGTAGTATTGGCAAAAACAAATTGCACTTCCGTATTCGTTGCTAATGTTGCAGCATATGTTGTAATAATGCCACTTGTAGCATTAAGACTTACTGCAGTAGTAGCAGAAGTACCTTGTGTTACAGTACCGCTATTTGTATGTACTATCCCGTCAGTTGCGTCGGTAATAATCATATTACCCCCAACTGTTAATGCACCAGTAATTGATGATGTCCCTGCAGTAGTTGTATTTCCACTTTCGTCAACATTAAATAAACTAGTACTATCGTGGTCTTTTACTGTAAAAGTACTATTATGTGTTGTTTCATCAGCGTCATCATCACTATCTAAAAAGACAAAAAAGCTTTTCTTTGCATACATATTTATATCACTTGCAGCAGTTGATGTAATCCCATTTGCTACTAACGTAGTACATGTTACTGTAGAATTAAAAGTAGCTGCTGTACTATCATCAATAGTTAATGCAGTAGCTAAAGCGTTTAAACTGCTACCGCTACTACCTGCATTTGCAACTTTAAAAACAATATTTCCACCAGCTCCAGAACCTTTCCCACGTCCTCCTTCAAGAGTTAACTCTCCGCCAGCTATATTATTTGTTGTACCTGCAGTGGTATCTCCAGCAGAAATTACAACACCTGCTCCTGCAACATTATGAGCCGTTGCAGCAGGAGACATAACACCTCCTCCAGCCATAGTTAATATAGAGCCTTGAATAGCTAAGCTTCCAGCAATAGTTACATTATCAGATGTATCCATTGTAATAGTACTTCCACCATCAGAAGCTTTAATAACATTACCGCCAACTGTTAAACTTCCATCTATTTGTAAATTCCCTGATTCATCTAAATTAGCTATTTCTGTAGTATCATTGTAAAATCCAAAACTTTGAGATGTTTCATCATTATTATCATCTAAAAGGAATGTTAAATTTCCGTTAGATTTAATTGCTATATCACCAGCATCAGTAGTAATATCTCCACCTTGTATATTAACATCTCCAACCACGTCTAAATTACCAGCAACCACTGTATCGCCATTACCATCTAATGATAATTTACTGACATAAGAGCCACTAGTTCTTGATTGAATTGCAAAACCATCACCATCAGAAATTTGAATTTGCCAATTATCAGTATTCTGTTCTCCGTCAGAAGCTTGTAACCTTATATTTAAGTCTTGGGATGATTGTGCTTTGAAAACGACCCTATTAGCCCCTGTAAAAGAAGTAGCAGTTGTTGCAAATGCTATATTTGTCCCAACAGTTAATCCTGCACCTAAAGTAACATCACCCGTTAACGTGCTAGTTCCATTAATTGTTAATGTGCCTGTAGATTGTATTCCAGCAGTCGATATTTTTAATGCACTAGCTGTAGCATCACCATCTTCAATAACACGTAATGTTCCATCTATTCCCGTATCTGCTACCTTTAATAGTAAAGGATACGTTGATGCTATACTTTGTCCAGTTAAACTTGCCATTACCCTTTACCTCCAATACTAAATTTCATCATATATTCATTTTTTAACATATTCATTTTATCTTGATACCATTTATATTTTTCTGCTGTTACAGCCATTGCACCTTGCGCAGCTTGTAATGTAGCTTGTACCATTTCGCTATCTTCATCTTCTAAGTAATCAAAAATATCTCTGCTGTCTGCAGGAACATTTTCATTAAACATTTTTCTAATTATATCCATTGATAAAGAATTAGTACTTACATCTTCAGTTAAATCTAATAATTGCCTACCTAATACCATATATGCTGCATATAACAATATATGTTCAGTATATTTAATAGGATAATTAGCAATTGTACTATTAGTTGCTATATCACTAACAGAATATTCAGGTAAATAATATACAAATGCAGTTGCGCTATTTGAAGGTATTGGCCTAATATGCAATGTTCTATTGAAAATGTAATATGCTGGGTCATCATCTGTTGCTTTATAAAGTGAATTATCATTGTCTATATAAGTACGTTGATTTTCAGGCACAAATTTACATGGAAGCGTATTCCGTTCTACATAAAAAATATCACGTATGCCATTTACATCTAACGACGTTCCACCATCATCTAATTGGTTGCTAGCTATAACAAATTCTTGCGGATTAAAATTATTTGATTTTTGCAATTTGTCAATTACATCATAACAACCATCAATAATAAACTGATGCATAGTATCATTAGCAGTAGTAGTATCTATTAATACTCCTGATAAATCTTCAATACGTTCTTTATAATTTGTAATTGCTGCCACTATTTCTTACCTTTTTTCTTTTCAGTATTCATTTTACGCCTGGTGTCAGGCTTGACATTACTATGCCACTGATTCCCAACACCACCACTATATACTACTTTTTTACTAGGCATCGCTTCCTATTGGCGGAGCATTTAGTCCAACCCTAATACTATAATCAACTCCAGGGTCTTGATTAGGGTCTAGACCTAATTTATAATGTTTATAAACACCTTTGCCAACAATTATAGCTCCATACGTTTCACTTTGAATGCTTATTGGGGCTGAAATATCATCTATATTCACATTAGTAAACGTTGCAGTTAGTACCGTATCCCATTTTGCATGAGCTAAATCTGGATTATTAGTCCCATATACCGTATAATCTAACGTAGTTGAAGA